TCGTCAAGGTATACGCTACCATACTTTCCAGTATCGGCAAGTTTGACCACGACCATCGTACCCTTCATGCCCATGCTCTTGACCGACTCGATTTGACCGACGAAAACCTTATCGTCACGGTTCCGAATTGCCGAAAAATACATACCCTTGACCGGTCGAATCGTCGTTTCCATTTTCATTCTCTCCATTTTGGTTTCGATTATCATTCCACGATTATACATTAGGTATCGGTAATTGCAAGTAAAAAAATTAGTAGGTTTCGGAAAGCATGGCTTCCAACCTTGCAATCTCCAACCTAATTTCCGCAACCTTTCCAAACATCCTCATCTCACGATAGTTGTCCAAATCATAACGAAGGCTAATAATCTCACGCATGATTTTCATTTTCATGTTTTCCATTTTTCTTTCTCCCTTTCTTTCTATATCGGCATTATACCCTGCAATCTTTAGATTTCAAGTTAGGATTTCATTAGGATTATGTTAGGATTATGTTAGGATGTTCATAGCAAAACGTATGCCAAACTTTTTTGGCACGATATTTGCTGATCTGCCATTTTGGCAGTTCGGCGGCGCGGCCTGCCATTTTGGCAGTATCCCCCCTTTTGGGGGAGATTTGTGTATATCCTACCTTTGGGGGATTAGGTTCCCGGAATGAATCCGGGTTGACCGTTATCCTCCTCCGTTTCCACCCATACGGGTTCGCAGTGTTCTTTGCAACGTGTACAAATGTCTCCCGCGACAACGGGAGCGTAGCAGCAGTCACTTTCCAAGATCGTCATGATAATTCCTTTTTTCAAAGTACCCTTCGAACATCCCATCTACAACGTTTACACTTCCCACGCGAACGGCGAAACCGATTCGTCGCAAGCCTCAATGGCTTCATATTGTGACCGCAAAGCCTCAACCCGTTCACGACTACCGGGTTGGCCAACCTTGACGATCATGGTGTCCTCACCCCCCAACATGCGGGGGTCAACCTTATCGGCCTTAGCCTTGCCGATATTCCGCAAAGCCTTGCGATTGAACTTGAGAATCTTTTCCGAACGGATCGTACCGCCATCCGCGGTGGACTTGTCGCAAGGGATAGCAATCCCTAGGAAGCATGACCGAGCAACCCTCTCCGCGTCTCGAATAATCTTATACTTTGTCATTTTGCTTTTTTCCTTTGCTTTCTACTAGGATACCAAAGTTTTTTTGACGCTCAACCCCCAAAGTTAGGGGGTGGTTTCCAGAATATCAAACGTGACGCACTTGTCGGTATAGATCGACCGATACCCTTGCTCACACTTGACAGTTAGCAGGGTACGATCACCGAACATTCTGACGCTGACCACCTCTCCGTTGACAATTTCGCCGTTATCGTATTCGGCAAAAACAAAATCACCGATTTTCATTTTTCTACCTTTCTTTCTACTGGTTTGTATCCTTTTCCGATGCCAGAATAATATGCACACCCCATGCCAAACCCAAAAAAAATCAAAAATGCTGTTTTTCCCGCGATTTTCAACATTCTGCCATTTTGGTATCTATGCCATATTTGCAGTTCCTGCCATTTTGTCCTGCCATTTTGTCAAAAGCCTGCCACGATGGTCGGGTCCCCCACCATAGGGGGGTTTTTTTGTTTCCCCCCTTACAAGGGGCCACACCCCCAAAACGGGGCGGTGGTATAAACACAATAAGCACCTCATATATAATTGGCCAGTTTAATAGCCATAATCCCCCAACCAACAAAAAAGGAGCAGAAGTAACTCTGCCCCTTTGTTGCTAGAAAATTTAATCAGTTTTATACTATCATGCTTCAGCAGATTCGTTAACCTTGGATGGCTTACGACCTCGTGGCTTCACAATACTTAACTTGCGTCTTTGTCTACGAACCATGCCCACACTAATTGTTCGACTACTATCCGTCTTATTTAAGTAGGCCGCAATTTCCTCATCCTTCATATTTTGAGAGTTGTTACTGATAAATTCTAGTTCTTCTTTTGTCCACTTTTTATATGTTTTTGACATTTAGTGTCTCCTTAAAGTTGCTTTTTGTGTATCTACTACTATAATAGTAAATAGAACAAAATACCGGTCAAGGTGCTTTTATGAATATAAACAATAATTTTCCCACGGTAGCTTCATCAGTTTTAAAAACAGTAGCTAATACTGAACTAGTTACAGAAGCTGAACTCCACGATACTATAGATAAACCACTAAAGGAAATAATACATGACGAAAAAACCCAAACTAATTCAGAACAAGGTGAGCGAAGCTGAATTTTTACAAGCTTGGGAAAAAATTAGCCAAAAATTAGGCTATAAATTTAAATTTGGATATCACAGCCACGAAGATATGAAACAACAAGCCGCCATATTTGCGCTTGAAGGATTAAAAAATTATGATAAAAGTCGCCCCCTAGAAAACTTCTTATGGACACATGTTAGAAATCGCCTCTTTAATTACAAACGAGACAACTATCAACGACCAGATAAACCCTGCTTAACATGTCCATTTTATAATACCTCACTAGCTTCAGGATGTTCAGAATTTTCTAATAAAAATGACTGTTCATTATATGAAAATTGGAGCAAACGAAATGATGCTAAGAAAAATATCATGAAGCCCATTGGTATTGATACTATAGGAGAAAATGCCAAAGAAATTAATAGTAACGAATTATTTAATAGCATAAGTAATAAAGAACTATTAAAAATTATAGATCTTAATATTAGTGTTAAAAATCGCCCCATATTTCTCAAACTAAAAGGCGGCAGTAAAGTTTCCAAATTAGAGATTAAAAAATTACACTCAGAAATTAAACAAATACTCAAAGATTATGACATCAATTCCTAAAAAAAGAGGCCAGCTTAGTCTGGAAGAAGAAAAATTCATAAGAGATAATATAGGTTCTCTTACTATTGACCAGATTGCCACCAATTTAAATCGATCATCTGCACCAATAAAAAGATATGTAACAGAAAGCAAATTGTTACTAACACATGATGATAGTGATGAAATTTTACGAACAAAATTACACAGTAAAAGTTTCTGGAACGAAATTACCAAACAATTTGACGAAGATAGTGGCGAACTAGATTACTTTGAAGAAATTTGGATTAACCTTATCAAACAATTTAGAGAAGACGTTTTACCCGCCGAAGAACTTCAGATCAAACAATTTATAACCATTGATATTCTTATTAATCGTTCTATGAAAGAGCGAAAACGCCACATAAACGAAACTGAAAAATTACAACAAGTTATTAATGACATATACGCCAAACCAGAAGATCAACGAGATACCCAAAAACTTATCAATTTAGAAACTCAACTAACTTTCGCCCGTAATAGTGTGGCCAACTATACCAACGAATATACTAAACTTCTTACTGAACAACAAAAAATAAGCAAAGACTTAAAAGCCACAAGAGAACAACGAATCAAACGTATCGAAGATGGCAAAAGTAGCTGGACGGGCCTTATACGTATGCTAGAAGACGAAGAGATAAGAGAAAAAGAAGGGCGCGAAATGGTTATTCTCAATATGGCCACTAACAAGACAAAAGATGTTTTACAGCAATATCATTCTTATCAGGATGGTAAATTAGACATTCCTTTATTAACACCAGAAGCAGTATTAAAGAATTCAGATGAAGCGTGATTATAGCGATCCCCTTTACAAAGCATGGAGACAAAAAGTAAGACAACGAGACCACGGTATTTGTCAGTGGCCTAATTGTTCTAATAGTAAAAAACTACATGTTCATCATATTAACAAGTGGGCATCTAATGCTCATTTAAGATACGATATTAATAATGGTATAACATTATGCAAAGCTCATCATGATATGGTAAAAAATAATGAAGATAGCTATATAGAATTTTTTAGTAAACTATTATCGAATAAACATTATGATAAATGACGATTTTACAATAATAATTGATACGCGCGAACAAAAGCCGTGGGAATTCTCAGAATACTCGACGGCCCATCATAAATTAGATACCGGGGATTATAGCATACAAGGTTTGGAAAATATTGTGGCCATAGAACGAAAACGTAATGTTGCTGAGATTGCTAATAATATTACAGAAAGTCGATTTGAAGATGTTATTAACAGATTAAAACAAATTAAATATCCTTTCATATTATTAGAATTTAATCTACAGAGCGTTCTTCAGTATCCTGTAGGATCATCAATACCCAAACGATTGTGGAATAAAATTAAAATTAGTCCCAATTATATTATGAAGCATCTTATTGATTTACAAATCGAACACCATATTAATGTTATTTTTTGTGGCGACTCTGATAATGCTGAACAGATGGCCACTTCTATTTTGAAGCGTATTCATAAAATGGAAAAAAATAAGGATTCGCACAATGTATGAAGATGCGTGGTTAAATCTTGGCGAACTATCACAACTAAATATATCTAATAATCCTATGATTAATAGGATAGAGCAAGATATCGAAAGGCCAGATATTCATCTTCTAAAATTACTAAGAAATCCTGTTAATTTTGGATCAACATGTAAATTATTATTTGATATTGAACTTCATCCTATACAAATTGCTATCTTACAAGAATTCTGGATTCGTCCTTTTCCAATGTTCATTGCGTCTCGTGGTTTCGGCAAAAGCTTTTTAATGGCATTGTATTGTACTCTTAAATGCATCTTTGTTCCAGGAACCAAAATTGTTGTGGTTGGCGCAGCTTTTCGTCAGAGTAAATTAGTATTCGAATATATGGAAACATTTTGGCGTAATAGTGCCATTTTACGCAGTATCTTTAATGGTAACGATGATGGACCGCGTCGAGATGTTGATAGATGCACAATGAGATTCGGAGATAGTTGGACAATTGCTATTCCTATGGGCGACGGTAGTAAAATTAGAGGTTTAAGAGCACACATTATCATCGCAGACGAATTCGCATCAATTTCTCCAGATATTTATGAGACCGTAGTTTCAGGTTTCGCGGCAGTTTCTGCTACTCCTATTCAAAACGTAAAAAGAGAAGCTAAAAAACAAGCCATGAAAGATGCTGGATTATGGAATAGTGATTTAGAGGAATTAAGTTTCAAAATGGGTAACCAGGCCATAATAGCAGGCACGGCTGATTATGCTTTCAAGCACTTTGCTAGTTATTGGAAGAGATACAAAACTATTATAGAGAGCAAGGGCGAAATTCATAAACTTGAAGAAATTTTTAAAGGTGAAGTACCAGATAATTTTAATTGGAGAGACTATAGTATTATTCGTATACCTTATGAATTAATACCAAAAGGATTCATGGACGATAAACAAGTAGCACGAGCTAAAGCTACTATTCATACTGGTATTTATAATATGGAATATGCAGCATGTTTTACGGAAGATAGCGATGGATTCTTTAGACGAAGCCTTATAGAAAGCTGTGTTGTAAAACCAGATAATCCATTAATTATAAATGATGAAAAAATTCTATTCGAAGTAAGAACAAACGGTGACCCTAAGAATAAATATGTATATGGAATTGACCCTGCTAGTGAAAAAGATAATTTTAGTATTGTAGTATTAGAGTGTCACGGAACACACACCAGAATAGTATATTGTTGGACTACGAATCGAACAAACTTTAAAGAACGACAAAAAGCAGGACTATCAAACGAACATGATTTTTATGGATTTTGTGCTAGGAAAATTCGTAATTTAATGAAAGTTTTTCCTTGTGAGCGAATAGGAATGGACGCTCAGGGTGGTGGCGTAGCAATCGAAGAAGCATTACACGATCCAGATAAATTAGAAGATGGAGAGAATTTAATCTGGCCGGTTATAGATAATGATAAATCTAAAGACACGGATGATCAGCCAGGATTGCATATTTTAGAATTAGTTCAATTTGCACGAGCAGATTGGACAGCACAAGCAAACCATGGACTACGCAAAGATTTTGAAGATAAAGTATTATTATTTCCTCGTTTTGATAATCTAAGCTTAGCACTAGCTTTAGATCAAGAAAATAAAGATATTTTAACAGCTGATCTTACTCCTATTTACGATAGTACCAGCGAATGTATATTAGAGATTGAAGAACTAAAAAACGAATTGACAACAATAGTTATGACTTCCACAAGCACAGGATCAGGAGCTAGAGACAGATGGGATACTCCTGATTTAAAATTACCAAATGGTAAAAAGGGCAAATTAAGAAAAGACCGATATAGTGCATTATTAATCGCCAATATGTTAGCACGACAACTCACTAGAACACTTACTCCTATCAACTATGATATTATAGGAACAAACGCACAAACATCACCAAAAACAGAAAATAGTGGCCAAATGTATAGAGGTCCTAGTTGGTTTACAGAAGGAGCTAACGAAGATATATACATGGGAATATATAAATAAGTGTATTAATACAATTATAATACTATTACAATATCAATATAATTATGGCTAAAAAATATCCAAAAAGCGAATCAACAGAAAACTCAGTACTATCTAACGAAAATGCCTATATTACATGGGGAGACGATTTAGATAGTAAGCAAAAAGCTTTAGATCAAACTGCTGGTTGTTTAGATGAATACGGACTATATAGATCTACAGCAGGATATTCTGGTAGAATAAATAATTTTTCCAATATATTACCTAATATTTCTAGTCGCCCTGGTCTTACCAGAGGCGGATACGATTATTTCAGATATGACGAAGCTGTTCCTAATCATATTAAAGAAATTATTCGTCGTGCAGATGATATATATCAAAAAGTAGGTTTAGTAAAAAATGTTATAGATCTTATGGGTGATTTTGCCGTACAAGGTATCAAACTAGTTTGTAAAAATAAAAAAACAGAGAGATTTTATCGTAAATGGTTTAAAAAAATCAATGGTAAAGAAAGAAGCGAAAGATTTCTTAATAACTTATATAAAACTGGTAATATAGTTATTAATAGACAAACAGCAAAAATAAGCCTAAAGACTACTGAAAACTTTTTTAGAACTTCGGCAGCTCCTGATACCACAGAAAATGATATTGATATTGTTAATGTTGAAAAAAGAGAAATACCTTGGAGGTACACTTTTATAGATCCTGTTTATGTTCATGTTTCAGCAGGATCTCTTTCGTCTTTCGTTGGACAGAAAAGATACGAATTAGTTTTACCATCTAATCTCAGAAAGATCATAGCTTCCCCAAAAACAGAAAATGAAAAAATTATAGTTTCTGGTTTACCTAGTCAAATTTTAGAAGCAGCAAAAACCAAAAAACCATATCCTCTTGATCCAGAAAAAACCTGTGTGTTTCATTACAAGAAAGACGATTGGCAAAGTTGGGCTTTTCCAATGATCTACAGTATCATGGATGATATTACGGTAATAGAAAAACTAAAATTAGCAGATATGGCAGCCCTAGATGGTGCTATTAGTAATATTCGTATTTTTAAATTAGGCAGTCTAGAACATAAGATAGCCCCAACTAAAGCAGCAGCAGCTAAACTATCCTCAATATTACAAAATAATGTTGGTGGTGGAACCATGGATCTTGTTTGGGGTCCAGATATAGAACTTATCGAAAGTAAAACTACAGTTCATAATTTTCTTGGAGAAGGTAAATATACT